TCGTGTAGAAACAGCTCGTAATCTCGGAATAAATTTCCGTGTAGCACCTAAACTTAAAATTGAAGATGGTATTAATGCAACAAGAATATTACTTCAACGATGTTATTTTGATAAAAAGAAATGTGAAATAGGCATAGCTTGCTTAAAAAATTACCATAGAAAGTATAACGAAGAAACGAGGGTGTATGATAATAAACCACTTCATGATTGGAGTTCTAACGGGGCTGATGCTTTTCGCTACCTTGCAGTATCTGTTAAACAAAACCAAATAACTAGTAATAATGCAACGTATGACGATATTCCTGAATATGCACGTTCAGGATTCGATTCATACAATCAACAATCAACAAGTAGATTTAACCGCCATGCTGACAACGGTACAACTGTCGATGGCTTTGATAAAAACGGATTCTATAGATAGGAGGGTATATGACTATAGAGGATATTAAAAAACTTTGTCCTAAAGCTGACAATGTTGTCGTATCTAATGATGGTGGTGTAGGAATAAAAGTAGGAACGTTTGCCGGATCTTGTGCCGGAACTGTAGATGCTATTAAACAATGTTATCGCGAACTTATTAGAAACAACATGGAAATGGAAGATCAAATAAGGCGATTTAATGCATCACGATGATTTTTGGAAAATGTGGGCTGAAGTTGGTAAAGAACTTATAGACCACGGCGAAGAAGTACAGTTTGGGCACAGCTTACTTGAAATTAAATACATGGAAGGCCAACCTAAAGTAATTATTCTTAGCAAGTCTATTAAAAAGAAATACCCAACAGATGAAATAGCCAAGTTGTCAGTTGCACAGGAAATGGAAACTACCGAAAAGAATAACTTTACTGGTGCACGTACGTTTACACTCACGTATAACAAAGGTCACATATCACACATTTTACTTGACGAATACACCAACAAATTGTTATAATACATACCAGTACTGAGCCTAGGCAAAGCAGGTACTCCTAATTAAGGGAGTATTTTGCTTTGGATAAGAAACAACCTAGACTTCTCAATGAGATAAAAAACCGCAAGGGTGCCGACTATGACACCCGCATGCAAAACCTTGAAGAGTCCGACAATGTTATTGGCGGTGACCCTCAACTTCGAGGAATGTTAGCATCTCAATTCCAAGTAGCCCAACAAGCACTTCGTTACATGTCCCTCGACTGGGATGAATACGAAGATTTACTATTTGTCCAAGGCAGAACCCCTGATAACTCTAAAATTAGACTTAGTGAAGGTAGCTTATCTACCATTGTTATAGAACGTGCTGGGCGTGTAATGGCCAATTTGCCACACGGTACAGTTCAATCCTATGGGTTACAAGACCAAGGTAAAGGGCAATTAATGGACCTGCTTTTACACAAGTGGATCTATCCAAATGCAACATACCAATATGATTTAGAAACTAAACTATTCCTATGGGATATGTATTCAAATGTTTACGGTACGATGCCAATGTGCTACGACTGGACATACACTCAAAATTACACCGGACCAGATTGCTGGTTAGTGCCTATTAGAAACTTCTTTCCACAACAGGGACGATACTCTATGCACAACTGTGATTTTGCGTTTGTGTCTAATTACATTAGTCGAGATTACCTTGAAGATCTTGTAGAAAATGAAGTTAATGATTACGACCTTGACGCCATAGCTCAAGTGCTAGAACGAACTAAACAAGGTAAGACACGACCAACTAGCTATGATGATTACTTGCGACACAACCCAATGTGGACATTCCGAAGGCGAACTGTTTTTACCGATACTGGTGAAATTGAAGTAGTTACTAAATACGAAGCTGGTGAAGATGGACGTTGGATAGACTTTCTACCTGACTTTGGTAACATCGTAATCCGTAACATACCTAACCCACACAAAAACGGCAAGATTCCTATTGTTCTTAAATACGCTATGCCAACACTTGATTCAGTTATTGGACTTGGTGACATGGAAAAAGGACGATACGCTCAGTACGCTATTGATACTGTTACAAACCTTCTTGTAGATGGTATAAAGCTTAGAACTTACCCACCAATTAAAGTACTTAACGGTAATGTTGTAATGCCATCTGTACGCTTCCAACCGGGTGCTAAATGGCTTGTATCTAACCCTAACGACATTAGTCACCACCAATTCCCAGATGTAGACGGCAACAACAACCTTACATTCCAAATGCTTCAAGGCATAATGAGTAACATTACAGGTCAAACTACTACACGAGCTAGTGCTGAATCTAACACACCAACACAAGGTAAAACTCCACAAGCTATTCAAGCTCAGAATGCTAGTCAATCCACACGTGATGAAATAGACACCAATTTTATGGACAAAGCTATCGAAGAGCTGTTTAACGGCATGATTGACCTTGTAAACAATATAGAACACGACAATCCTATTGAAATATTTATGTTTAACGAAGAAATTGGCCAGATTGCAGCCACGTATCCCGACATTCAGGACGCAATTAAGCTCTCTAAGAATGGTAAAAGTGCCAAAATTACTATTAAACCTAGCCGAATTAAGAACGAAAAGGGCTATGTCTACAAAATTAAAGCTAAATCTACTTACAAACAAAATATGGACGAAAAACACGCCCAACTGCTTGAGATTCACAACACATTAATGGCAAATCCTGGCATTATGGACGCACAATTACAACAAGCTGGACTAATGTTTGATTATGGCGAGTACTACAAAGAACTATTTATGACTGGTGGTATAAGAGATACTAAACTTTTGCTTAAACCACTACCTCAACAACAACCCGGACAGCCCGGAATGCCCGGACAACAAGGACAACAGCAAGGACCACAAGAAAGTCTACGTGAAAACATTAATATTAAAGACTTACCACCATCTGGTGCAGCACAAATGGCTCAACAAGCCGGCATTAACATAGATCCAAACGACTTTTTGCAATACCAACAAGCTAAGATGCAAATGGAAACACAATCTAAGATTGCATTACAAAACGCTAAGAACGGAATGCAAGCTCCACAACAGCCAGTACAACCGCAAATGGGTCAAGTACCAGCTCCAGCACCAAACGCTGCTCCTATGCCCCCACAAATGGCTCAGGGACAACCTATGGCTCAGGGACAACCTATGGGTCAGCCACAAGGCCCTATGAGCATTGGTGATCCAGAAATAGCACAAGCAATGGCAAAGATAAGGAATAGTCAGCTATGAATCGAGGACAATCAGCAATACGGGGTAACATGAAAGTTAATTTTGATGAAGCCCTATACCAAGAACCACATATTGAAGAAGATGATAATTTTGTTGCACAAGAAGAAGAAATAATTAATACCTATGCTTCACTTGCTTCACACGCAGGATGGGAATTAATTAAAAAAGACTTTGAAGCAACCATTAATTCATACCGTTCTGGCAAACCATTACAGGCTGCAATACCTAACAAATCACTTGAAGAAATTGGCCGTCTTACTATCACTACTAATGCAATAGCTGATGAGCTAGAAAAGATTATCTTAACCGTAGAAACAGCAGTCGCTCAAGTAGAGGAGAAGATTAAGAATGGAAAACGACAACAAGGAATTTAAGGAGGAAATACTAAATGCTCAACCTGTACAATTCCCTGACTTTACCAAAATCAATAAACAACTATCTGAGAAAAGTGCTTCCGGTGTTTATCATTCGCCAATCCAACAAGGGCCATATCTTATATGTAGAAGCTGCGACCACCAGCATACGCTTGCTTTTGTCGGGATGGATAAGATGCTTGTTGGTGTTAAGCAGAACGGAGATCCTATTGTAAAAGATAGGTAATGCCCTTCAACTCCTGTTCGTCCCAAATAGATGAGCAGGCGTTGGGGGACATCACCCCCAGGCGACGCACGAGCCTTAACAAGTGTGTAAGAAAGGAGCAGCCATGGCTGATTCACAAATGACGCAAAACACCACCACTGCAGGTGGAACATCAGATTCGTCATCAGATGTAAACTCGAACGCAGGTGCCGAAGCACTACAACGATCTAACGCCAATGTCGATAGCGGTATTGATCAGGATAATGGTAATTCCGACTCTAGTGATGAGAGTAACGGTGCAAATAGTAGTGATGGGGCTCGACAACGACCTTCTCGTGCAGAGAGGCGAATTAGCGAATTAACAACTAAGATTAGGGAACTAGAAAGTGCTTTACAGCAACCCAGTTCATTATCCGATGTCTTGTCTAACAACCAAGTTAGTCCATCAAGTGTTCAGTTGCCTGACTATTCACAGATGAGCGAGATTACTCCTGACCAAATTAAGCAGGATATAATCAACGCCGCTAGTCAAATAGTAGACCTGAAAATGCAAACAACCGCAAAGGTTTTGGAATCTAACTTAACTCGACAACAAGCATCTGAGAAACGGGCTCAAGAAATTGAAAAAGCTGAAACCAAATATTCAGTCCTTAATCCAAATAGCGATGATTATGATGAAGACTTGGTTCATGAAATTACCGAATCTTACGGTGACATATATGCCAAAGACCCTACATATAGCTTTACGAAATTCCTACAGCCTTTAACTCGGGTATTGGACTCGTTATCAAATACAAATCCGCAAGGAGCGACAAATTCAGAATCAGCATCAAAAGGGAAATCTGCTAATCGTCCAAACGCTACTGTAAAAATACAGAAATCGTTTAACGAAATGAGTTCCAAAGAGATGGAGGACTGGTTCGTAATGAATCGTCGTTAAAAACAAAGGCATAAAATTCAATGGCAAATACAACACAGAATACAACCGCTGCTTATGACTCCAGTTTAAACCCTGGTGGTCTATCAGCTGAAGTAGCCGTTTACTACGAACGAAGGTTCCTAGAACGTGCACGTGCTATGTTAGTACACCAAGAAGGTGCTCAGTTACGAGCTTTAGAAGGCAACGCTGGAAAGCAAGTTATCTTTAACCGCTTCTCACCACTTGCTACAGCCGTAACTCCACTTACTGAAGGAACAAACCCAACATTAGTTACTCTAACTGATACTCAGGTTACTGTTACTCTTCAGGAATATGGTAACTCAATTCAAGTTACTCGACTCTTGGGTACTGTAGACATTGATGACCGCGACAAAGAAAAAATTGACGTTGTTGCTCAGAACATGGGTGAAACTTTAGACGCACTAGTAAGAAACGCATTGTATGCAGGTAATACTGCTCTTACAATCCCAACTTCTACTGCTAACACCAATGCTACGATGCAAGCTCAATATATTGCTCAAGCCGTTGCAACTCTCAAAGAAAATAAGGCTTTAATGTATGATGGTACTTTTGGCTGGATCGGTAAGATTCAACCTCAGTCAGAATACGACCTAATCCTTACAAGTACTTGGCAGAACGCAGCAGCATACTCAAATGTACAAGCTCTTTACGCTGGTGAAATTGGTGCTTTGTATGGTGTACGTTTCCTAGTATCTAACCAAGGTCAGACTACTACTCAAACTGCTACTCCTACAACTCAATACCACAACTTCATCCACGGACGAGAAGCATTTGGTGTATACGACAATCAATTAGACGCTCCAAAGCTCTACATTGTCACAGGTGCAGATTCAGCCAATGCTGCAGAACGATACCACACCATTTCATGGGCTGGTCAGTTCGCTGCAAAGACTTTGAACTCATCATGGGTCATCGACGTTATATCTGGTGCATCTATTTCTTAATAGATAAACAGAATAAAGTCATAGGAGGTAGGAGTTTTATCGCTTCTACCTTCTTTTAATTAAATAAGGAGAAAATAATGGCAAGCAAACCGGCAACACCAGCATCAACAGATGCAGGCATAATGGTTCCACTTACAGAAGAAAAAGTACCTGTACACGGAATTATTGCTAAACAAAAAAGTCTTGATGAACTTTATGAAGAAATTGATACTGAAGATTTAAGTACTGTTAAAGGTGTAGATAATCAAATCGATGGTTTTATTAAAAAACATTATGAAGCACGTGATGCAAACATAGACCAAATAGCTGAAATCCTTAACTGGGAACCTATGGACGTAACACGCAGGCTTAAAGACCTCGGTTATTCATTTGCAGAAGGATCGTAATATGGATCCACGTAAGTTAGATGCTTCTCGACAAGCTGATTATTTAAAAATGCAAAAAAAACTTTCTGATCCTAATACATCTGAATTAGAAAAACGTCGTGCAAACGATATTATTTACGCTATTAATTTACAGCAACGTTCACCGGCTATTCAAAAGCTACGAGAACAAATGAAAGCTGCTGTTATTAATGGTGATAAAGATAAAATAGAAAAACTAGGTGAAATTGCTCAAAAAGTTGATAGGGACTGGAAGTTTAGTTGATATAAAGCTTCTTTTCTGATATAATGTATGTAATCAATGACTTTGAAATCAAAGAGTTGTGCCTTCTTTTAGGTATGACTCTTTTTTAAATAGGAGATTTTTATGGATTTACAAGGAGGTGCAGGCAATCCACAATATGGTGCAAGCAATCCACAAGCAGGTGCAGGAATGAGTAACGCATTACAAGGCAATACACTTGGTGTAACTAATTATCCAGCAGGGTTAATACAAGGTTCAAATGCAACAGATGTTCAACTAACTCCTCCGGGACAAAACACGGCTACAGATCCCAATAACAATCCAAACGCAGGAAATATTAATACAGCAGTTACAAGCGGTACATCAACAGGTTTAGACCCTTTAGCAACAGCTCAATTATCGGAAGCTATTAAAACTACCTATTCTAACCCAATTAAAAATTACATTAATCAATTAATGGTTTCAGGTCCAGCAAATTATGCACAAAACGTAGGTGATACAAACGCTTATTATAGTGCATTATCTCAACAAAGTGCAGATACAACACAAGGTCAAGTAAATGTTTTAGGACAACAACAAGCAGGCAATACCGCTTTAAAACAACTTTCACTTGCACAACTTGCTGATTCAATTAGAGGTCAAAATCAAGGTTTTCAAAATGCATTAGGTAACACGGGAGCTGGTAGTTCAAGTGCTGTACAAATGGGTGAATATGCCTATGGCAAAGAACAAGCTAAAGAACAATCTTCAATTAATCTTAATACAGCAGTAAACAATCAAAATTTACAAGCTCAAATTGATGCCGACCTTAAAAATGGTGTAGATGTACAACAGGTTATTGGAACACAGAAAAAACAAACATTAGATAATATTACACAAACATACCAAAATAACATAATAAATCTTCAAAATCAACTTTCAACAGCAGTAGGTTCTCAAGCACGAGATCAAATTTATTACACTAAACAAGCATTAGATGCTACTACATTAGCTGATTTACAAAGTTTGAACGACAATGTAAACGCTGCTACAACAGCTTATACAAATTCAATTAATTCAGGTAATCAAGTAACTGCAAACGCTCCAATGGCTACAGCACCTACAACACCCGGGGCTACTCTTCCATTACCTTCACCAAATTTACAAGGTAGTACTCAAGGTCTATCACAAATACTAAACCGTTAGGAGAATTAAATGGGTCCATTAAAGGTTAAAGATGAAACCCCACAATCTATTAGTGTTATTCCTAATGTGCCACAAACGCCTATTAGTATTGCTCAACCTGCACAACAAACTATTAGTTTAGCTCCACCATCAACTGCTACTCTAAAACCAATACCTATACCACCTAGCGATATAAGTGTTGCTCCATTACCTCAACAAAATCTTAGTATTGCTCCTGCTCAAGCACCTTCATCAATATCTATACCTACACCATCACAAGACACACAACAACCTCAACCAGCTCAACCTCAGGGTTGGGGTCTTAATAGAATAGGTAAAGATATAGTTTCTTATGGAAAAAATGTTTCTGATACTGTTGTTAATTCAGTAAAAAATCTTTACGAAGGTGTTACGCATAACATTGTAACTGGTGATATTAAACTTGCAACTGCTAATTTAACAAATAATAAACAAGCCGCAACCAATGCCAGAATTGAAATAATAAAAGGTATACAAAATTTCGGTGGTGGTGCCCAAATGCCAACTGGAAATGATGTTACACGTAATTCGCAAGGTAAATTAATTATTAGTAAAGAAGGATTACAAAAACTTGCCGCATATTCAACAAATATAGCTTTGGGTTCTACAGGTGGTGGTGTTGGTGATATAGCTAAACAATCCGCAGCTGAAGAAGCAGCAAATGTAGCAAAAAAAATTGTACCAGCTCCTACTACATCTAATATTGAAAATTCAATTAAAAATAATACATTTGATAAAATAGCAAATAATGATATTCCTATTAAACAATCTGCTGATGAATTAAATAAACTTAATATTGAAAAAAATAATCATGACGCACTTAAACTAGCAGTTGATGACCCAAATAGAATTGATAATTTATCTCAAACAGCTCAACATATTCAAAAAATTGATGACCGTTTAGGTGAATTAGAACAAACACAACCTCTAGAAAAGCCTTCATCTTCTGGATATATTTCGACAGATTTTAAAGGCAATAACGTCAATTTAAGCGAAAAACAAATGTTTGATTTAATTGATGAACATAATGAATTATCTTCTATACCTTTAAATAAAAGAACAGTAGCACAAGCAACAGCACTTAGTGATATAAAAACGTTATTAAAAAATGCCAAAGAAAATGATACCGATATCTACAATCAAACTGACACCCCAGTCCCACGAATAGAAACACCTAATATTGATAATGAATTAGAACGTACAACTATTAATAGAGCACGTATGATGGATCAAGGTTTACCTGAAGATCATCCAGATATGCTTAATAATGAAAAACGCATGACGGATTTGCAAAACCTTAAAGATAATGGAACAGATATAAAGCCAACTGATTATAATGGCGAAATGCAACAGGAATATACAAAACGTCCTGATTCAAATGTAAGTTATAGAACTCAACCTAATCTAGAACAAGAAACTGCATTAAAACGACATGAACAATCAAAAGCAATGGAACGTTTATCATCAATAATAGCTGCTAACCGCAATATTGACAAAATGATTGAATTACGTGCCAAAGAATTAAAAGAACTTGAAACTGGAAAATTAAAATCTGACACAACTTATGAAAGTCAAGCTCGTAACGATTTTGAAAATAAAAATCCTGAAATACCTAAAGAAGAATTAGATGCTTATGATATTCGCAAAGACTATGAAGCTACAATTAAAAATGCAGTTATTGAAGATAATTTACCTACTGAAGAACCAGTTAAAAAAATTATATCTGATGTATCACAAGAAAATAGACGGCCTGATGTAAATGATCCGGCACAACAAACAAAGTACCAGCCTCAATGGCACGCTGATTATGAACAACCATTAGAATATAGAACTAAAACTGCTATTGCCGAAGCTGTCGGTCATTACAATGATTTAGAAGATTTACTTAACGCAATAGAAAATAAAGCTAAAAAATTATCTAAAAACGATAGAGAATTATTATCCGACGCCGTTAATGGTAATTTAATACCTAAAGGTAAATTAGATGATCCAGAATTATTTGATGAGCTTAAAAACGACATTATTGATTACATGGATCATAACTTAGCTGTTAAACGTATTTCTGGTCGAATGGAATTAAAACGTAATGATGGCAATACTGCACCGTTATATTTTCAAGCTGATAAAGAACAATTAGATAAATTAGGTGTACCACAAAAAGATAGATTTGAATTAAGCAATGGTAAAGTTGGTTATTCACCCGACAAAGTAGAACCCGGATTTGATAGATGGACTAGCAGAATGTATCAACGTAAATACAATGATTACACAGATGCTTACGAAAAAAGCGGTGGTATTTTAAAACCACTAAATAAAGATGTTATTGAAGATCTTAAATTAAACTTAAAAAATAATAGTATTCAAATGCAATCTAATCTTTTGCGTGAATCTTTACAAGCTCATGTCCCTGAACATGTATCGTTAGATCCTTATGCCACAATAAATGGAAAAGATTTTACACAATTAAATAAGAACAAATTTTTTGTATCTGATGATATAAAACCATTTTTAAATTATTTTAAAGAATCAAGAATACCAATTAAAGGTGTTGGTGCTATAGCAATAAAAAGCGTAGAAAAAGCTGGCAATATAGCTAAAGGTGTTGAATGGTTATTAAGTCCGTATCACTATTTTAACCTTGGGTATGGAGTAGAAGGCTTAAATGCTATTACAGGTCATGCTATACAAGGACAAAAAGAAATACTTAGTGGACTTAAATCAATTATAGAAACCAAAGAAGGATTTTTTAACCATTTAGATGAATATAGGCAATCAGGTAAATTAGACCAAATGCGAGCTATGGGTATAGTTATTAAATATAATACTACACTTGAACGTTATGAAACTTCAATGCTACTTAAAATGGCAGATGCAGCATTAGACAATAAAATCCATGTAATCAATCCTTATAGTAAAGACGGTATAGAACTCGGAAAAGTTTATAACGCAGCTGCAGCAGGCCGTATTAACCCTATAATACAAGGTTTTAATAAAGATATACAAAGAATAATAAGTATTTTTTCTCTTGCACCTAATTACCTTAGAGCAAACCTTACATTATTTAGAGATGCGTTTTTCCCACGTAATATTGCTGGTCGTGAATTACCAAAATTTGCACGTGGACTTGGAAGAGATGGTGGTGACGGTGGTGGAGGCGGTGGTGGTGCTGGTGGTGGCGGTGGTGGTGGTGGAAAAGGACCATTAATTAGTAAATTTACTCCTGGTGGTGCGGCTCGTGGTTTTGTAATAGGTAAAAGAGCATTAGAAGCTGCACTGGCAGTTACAATTACCACAATTATATTAGGTCGCAAACCTACTAAAGATGAACTACAACAAGAAGTAGGTTTAACTGGTAAAGATACAAGTCCTAATATTAAAATTTCAGGTAAAAATCAAAAGGGTGAAAAACAACAATTTGATTTACCGGCCGATCCATTAACTTTAGTATTTAATTTAATTAAAAATCCTAGTCAATTTCTTGCTAGTCGTACAGCTCCAATAATAAACTTTGCTAATCAATTAATTACAAATAAAAACTATAATAACCAAACTATCCAACAACCGGGTCAAAGTTTTGTAGATAGAGCTAAATATGCTGCTGAAAATTCATTTATACCAATGGCGGCACAAGGTTTCTTAAATGTAAATAATAATATTAATAACCCGTCAATTGCACAATCATTTGAACAACAACTTGGTTTACGGCTTAAAGTAGATCCTAATGATCCACAAGCACAACAAAATGCTGCTATTGCACAAAATAATCAAAATGTAAAAAACAAACTATTAAATGGTCAATATCCCGGACAAGAAGGCACAGACAAAAATGCTGCACAAGCTTTACTAAATGAATTTAATTATCTACATCCAACTAATCTTACAGATATATATGGTAATAAAATTGCAACTCCATTTGATGCATATTCAGGTGATAAAAAATATGAAACGGAACTTGATACAAGTGGTACATCACCTAAGCTTGGTGCAATATTTTACGCTGATAAAGAATTAGCAACATCTACTCCTAATTATCCTACAAACCCTTTATACAAACTTGAAGGTACAGGTACAGATTTTGCTGGTAATCAAAACGCTGATAAAGCATTAGTAGCAATTGAATATAGATTAAATCAAGACCCAGCTGCTAAAGCTCTTTTAATGCAAGCAAATGGTGGTGCTAATGGGTGGCTTGCTGCTTATCAAGCTGATTTAGGTAAATATTCACAAAACTATCAAGCTAATGTTACTAATTATTTACAAAATTTAGGATGGACACAAAATGCTATTGATGATTATTGGACAAAACATCCATCAACACCTGACCCAGTTGATCAATTAAATATATCTCAAGCTAGCCAACAAATTGTAACTAATTACCAACAATTAGCACAATCAGACCCAGTAGAAGCTGCAAATTATTTTAAAGCTAATAAAGCTGTTCTTAACACAGTATTTGATCAATTAGCCGTACATTCTGCTGCTGTTGCAAAACAACGTGGTCAACCACAATTACAAGGTTATCCGCAAGCTAGTTCAGAAATACAAAAAATATTAGATTCAATGCCTCAAGGTGCAGATACAGCATCTAAAGCTGCCAGAGCTAATTTAATTAATAACAATGCAAAATTACGGCAATATCTTACTGATGTTAATCTATGGGAAGTAACTAACCTTGGTTCACAATTTAAATACGTTAATCCACAATTTCCTAATCAAACAATTGGTCAAAATGTAAATGCAGAATCTAAGCAAGGACAAACATTCTTAAAAGATGTATCTAATTTGGGTCGTTATGATATTGGTAAAGATGCATCAACGGGTGTATATCAAATTATGCAAAATGGTGGATTTCCTTCTGGCACTACAGTACCGGGAAGTGGTACACGTAGAATTAAACCTATTGTTTATCGAGCTAAAAAAGCTAAAAGCATTAAAGTTCGTTTAAAAAAAGCACCTAAATCACGGCCTGTACGTCTTGCTAAACAACGTTCTATTAAAATAAAAGGGTAGGATTTTAACTGTAAAAATGTTATAATACAGTTGATTGCTCACAGCAGAGCTGAAGCACTCCCTTGTTGGAGTGTTTTTTTTATTAAGAAAGGAAATACATGGCAAATACGAGTCCGATGAGTTACCAAAACATCATCAATGCCATTCAGTTACAGACACTTAATGATCCTACGGCACCAGTAGTAGGTTCACAAGAATACAATATATACGTTGGTATGATTCGTTCTCTTGCTATTCCTACATGGGAAAACGAACGTGGTGTATTATGGGATGAGTTATGGGTATATCAGCCTGCTTATTACACTATTACAGCTACACCTTCCACTACTACTACTCCGATAACAATACCGCTTCCAGGTGACTTTAAATTTATGTTTGACGGTACAATAAACATAACGTATCCATCTTCAACTAATTCTGCACCAAACGTACGTGCATTTAGACTTAAAAAACTTAATGAAATGGCTCTTAACCCACGTAACTCACTTCCAGAGTTTTATATTAGTGGTAACCCGGTATCAGGTTATAACTTAATAATGGGCTGGTGGCCACAAGCTGGTTCTGCTGAAATAGGTGCTACAATCTCTTTTCGTTATTACAAGTTTGCTAACATTCCTGACGTAACAAGTTCAGGTGCTCTTCAAAATCCAAACGACACTCCTGAAATGAGCGACCCTAACTTTATTATTTACAAAGTATCTGCACAGGTATCTGCTAATAACTTTAATACTACCCTTTACCAGATTATGGAAGACAAGGCTAACTACTCACTTCTCAACATGCGTATGGCACAAGAGATGAGTGCTAACTTCCAAGATGACTATGTTAAAGATGTTGATGCTCTTATTGGTTACAGTACTTACCTACCTAATAGAATGAATAGCGGATTCTGGACCAACAATGGTACCGGTTACGCGTAGGAGGATAAATGCCCAGTAAAACAACTAAAATTAAACAAAGTAACATCAAACGTTATGAGCAAGTTATTGGTGGTCAAGGTAATCCTATTAGCTGGCGACCGGGTGTTATTTCATTTGTAAATGAAGACCGACTTCCACTTGGTTCTGTAGTTCAAGCTAAAAATATGATGATGTCGCAAGACGGTGTATGGACTACCCGTTGGGGATCAAAGAATTATGGTGCTGCTTATACTGGACCAGTAACAGGTGGAACTGACTGTACGACGTTTAACACAACCACTGGTGCTGCTGTTAATTACTTAATGATAGTAGACAATGGTATTCTTAAATATTCAAAAGATGGTGGATCATGGACTACTGTAACTAACTCAACTACAACTCCGGGAAGTACAAATCATTTTGTATCAACTAACCAATACACTACAACGCTTGCAACAGCTATATCTTCAACAACAGCTACAAGTATTTCAATTACAACTGCTGCATCACTTCCATCATCTAACGGTTACGGATTAACTATAGACAACGAACAAATGTATGTTACAGCTGGTGCTGGAACTACTACGCTTACAGTAACCCGTGGGTACAATGGAACTACAGCTGCAACGCACGCACAATATGCATTAGTTAAATCTGGAAATCAAATTTGGACTAACTTGCTCCAATTTCAAAACAAAGTATTAATTAGTAATGGTGTAGACAATTTTGGATATGTAGATCTTACTACTTCTCCATTTAGCTGGGTAGGTTTTTCACAAGTAACCGCACCAACAATTCCTGCAACAACTAACTATTCACCCAGTGGTGTACCTTTAGGATTTGGTAGTGGTGTTACAACACATAACACAGCTACTACACAAAATGCACTTAATTATTATGTATCTGCTGTAACTAAAACTGGAGAAACAGTAGCAACAGCTTTTCCAACTGCTTACACAATTCCTGCTCGTTCTAATTGGTGGAATACAGCAACTTCATCTTATTCTTCTTCAACATACATAAACCTTACATGGAACGTATCAACAGATCCTAACGTTATTGGTTATAATATATATCTTGCTGAAAATTCTGGTGGAGTACCATATTTCTTAGATACTGTTCCTCAAATTGGTGGAACATTAACTGGTACAACTACTTATACGGATTATGGCGATCATAATGTAAACAATTTTATTGTTGCTCCTATATCAGATACTACGGCTGCACCAAAGTTTAGCTGGGTAGGATTATCAGACAACAGATTATGGGCTATTGGTGACCCTGCTAACCCTAACCGACTTTATTGGGCTGGTTCACAACTTAATTATTCATTAGGTTTTTCACCTTTTGTTGGTGGTGGTTGGACAGACATTAAATACGGCTCAACTGAAACACCACGCTGGGTAGGACAATTTAGGGACGGCAAAGGTACGCCTATGACTACTATTTTGTTGTCAGAAGCTTCAGGCTATGGTTCAGTATGGCATTGTCAATTAACCACGCAATTTATAGCTAATATACCAGTTACAATACCTAATCTTGTCCAAGCTATGCAATCGTTTGGTACAACAGCCCCTAGAAGCGTCGTACAGACGCTACAGAACGTTTATTACTACTCACCTGGACCTGCGGGCTTTTATTCAAACGGAAGCGTACAGACGCTGTTTAACGTGCTTGCAACTAATGAGATAAGTCTTGTAATTCGGCCTGATTGTAAAGCTATTACTTATAGTGTTAATCAAGCTATAGCTGGAGTAGAGTTTGACAAAAAAATCTTTTGGTCGGTACCTTATGGCGGTACAACTAACAACCAAATATTTGTATACGATACGGCCAAACAGAATTGGAACCCGGCTGCGTTTAACTTTGGTGTAAATCATTTTATTAAATATACCGACAACTCTGGTGTACTTCACTTACTAGGTGTACCAAGCAATCCTACGGCTGGTAATTATCTACTTGAAATAAACTCTAGTTTTAATGGAGATAACGGTGTACCTTTTCAAACTCATTTGCAAACAGGTTTAGTTCACGTATCACAAGACCACATTCAATTTGCTAACATCCAATATGCTTACTGGGAATTAGGATCACCACAAGGACAAATAAATTTAACGTTCTCGGGTACAACTAAAAACTCACCTCTTAGTCAATTAGCTTCTTATACTTATACCGCTGGTAGTTCGGCAGATAACATAGGATTTTCTAGCTTTGCATTTAGTGCTGTAGCTTTTTCGGCTGTAACAACTGCTCCATTACAAGTAACGCAATTAGCAGATAAAAAACGTGTGCGTATTACTAAACTGCTTAATAACTGGGAAGCTGAAATAACTACTAATTCATTGTCTGGTGACTATACTATGAACCAACTTGTAGTTAAAGGTTTCTTAATACCAACTCAAGATCCTACAGCTTGGATTTTAAACTAATGTGTACTTTAACGCTTAAAAATGATATAATAACAAACGAAAACTCAGTCGAGAGTGACAGGTTCTCCCTAATCGGAGTGCCTGTTTTTTATTTAGGAGAATAATATGGCAGCAGCTAACACAGATTTAGTACGAAACGCAGCACCAAACTTTGCAACAGCATTGACTAGCTCTATGCTTTCAAGTGATACAACAATGGCTGTATCTTCAACTACAGGATTACCTACGGGTACTGCTATTACTTTAGTTATTGATGCAACTGATCCTATATCAGGATTAGCTACAAACTCACTTAAAGAAGTAATTACAGGTGTAGTTACAAGTTCAACTGGTATTGGTAGCTTGTTACGTGGTAAAGACGGTACCACAGCACAATCACACAATAATGGTGCAAACGTTACAATGTGGATTACAGCTAACTTATGGAACGATTTTCAAACAGCTTACCTTACGCAACATACACAAGCTGGATATCACGTAGGACTATCAAACACGGGTGGTATGAGTAACTCGGGTGGATTATCTACAGATACACTTACAGTTTCTGGAACAGCTACGCTTCCTAGTCTTGGTAATACTTCAATAACAGGTACTTTATCTGTATCTGGTGCTACTACGCTGTCTGGTACTACTACCCATAGCGGTGCAACTACTTTTAACAATGCTGTAGTAGTAACTCCATCATCAACAACATCAGGTTCTACTATTACACCTACACTTACATCAACCATGTATATAGTATCAGCATTAGCTACTGGTGCCACAATTGCAGCCCCAACAGGCACACCAAGCGATGGTCAATCTCTTATTATTCGTATTAGAGATAATGGAACATCACAAACACTTAGCTGGAACGCAATTTACAATGTTATTCAAGTAACACTTCCAACAGCTACAACAATTAGCAACACGCACTACATTGGATGTAAGTACAATGCAGCAACTTCAAAATGGGATGTACTTAGCGTAGGAAAGGGTTAATAGATGGCTTCTGGAGGTGTAGCAGGAAGTGGAACTGGTTTATACGGATCATATATTCGATTAGACTGGAGTTCAACAGCCAACCGACCATCTAACAACAGTTCGGTAACTGTTAATCTTTCACTTGTATTAGGTAATGGTGTTTCAAAAGTTTCTACCGAATCTGGAAGTATCACAGTAAACGGAAGTACTTACAATTATAACAATGGTAGTCAAAGTCGTGGAACTGGCCCAGGTACATATTTAATCGCTTCAAATACGTGGACTATAGGACACAATTCAGACGGTACACAATCAATTACAATTTCAGGTTCAATGGTAGACGGTTACTTAGGAACAATGAATGTCGGTAACACTTCATTTGCGTTAGATAACATTCAAAGATACGCAGTACCACAAACTTTTACATCAAGTGCAATAACTGCAACTGGTTTTACACTTAGCGGTACTACTAATGAATCAGATTCAACTATTAAGTTTTCGACAGATAATGGAACAACGTATGTAACTGCATCTACAGGGTCAAGTTCAGGTACAAAAGTGTTTACAGGACTTAATGGCGGAACTACCTATAACTGTTACATGGATGGCGTAGACCCATATTCAGGATTTAATTCATATTCATCTTTATTACAAGTAACCACTTTACCTAATAATTCAGCATTAATGATAGAACCATTTTAAAGAAAGGAAAAACATGGATTACAAAAAACTAACACTTGAAAACAAAGCCAAACCCAAAAAGGTCATGGGTAAAGTTACACCAAAAATTAAAATGAAAACAGATAAACGACCTAAAAAATTAAGGAGTTATTAAATGGCAAAAAGAGGCGTTAAGCCAGCAACCCCATCAGATAAGAAAATGAGCAAAAGACATATAGCGGCCGGAAAGAAAATGCTCAAGCAGTCACTTAAATACAACAAGCAGCATATGGAAGATCACAAAGCGGAACTCTTGAGGGTGAGGAAAGCTATGAAATCCAAGTATGCAACAACAAGAACAAAATAAGGAGATAATATGAGTACACAAAATAAATTTGCAAGTGGCGGTAAAATTGGAATGAACATTGCTCCATTACCAAACGTTTACGACGCAAAAAAAGCTGGTGGTGCACGACAATCATCAGTAAACAAAGTAACAGCACAAAAAGGTAAAGACTTTAAGCCAGGCGATAACTTCGGTACGGCCGCAATAAGCACACACAACGATATTAATACCTTCACACGTGGAATTAAGAGCCGTGGACCATACGGTGGCCCAACCTTCGCAAGCCTTAATAATTACGGTAAAATGGCACGAAATGGTAGCACATCAAGCATTTCAAGTTTCAAAACTCCCTCAGGTGCAGGAACTGGTGCTTCATTAACTGTACAAAAAATGTACGGTGGTAGCTACAACGATCCAATGAAAAGCAACCCAGCTGGAAGCAATAAAGCTAATAGAACTACACCAACAGTACGTGGTGGTTCTAGCAAGCGTGGTGGCGGTTCAAGCAAAATAGGAAGCGGAAGCAACCGAGCTACATCTCAAATGGCACGAGCAGGAAAAAGCAACAAAGACGGCAGTGGCTACATGGCTTCTGTTAGAAAAGGTAAGTAATATGCCAGCTAAATCTTTCAAAGGTAAAAGTATGAAACCGGGTGGTGGTGGACGATTCGCTAAGATGGTAGCATCTGGCAAATCCCCTGCCCTTGCAGCATACATTGGAAGAAAAAAGTATGGAGCAAAAAAGATGGCTTCATTTTCAGCACAAGGTAAAAAAAGAGCAGGAAAAAAATAGCATGACCCAACGTGAAACTGAAAGACTAGCTATAGTGGAGGCAAACCAAAAGAATATGAGTGATAATTTAGAAGAAATTAAACAAGATATCAAAGAGCTTAAATCTATGATGTACGATGTTAGACAAAACTATATTACTAAAAACACTGCTCGTTGGATTGCTGGTGTAATCATTTCTGTTTTTACGGCTTTCATTTACGTTTGGGACGTTATTTTAAGAGGTGGCAAATGAAAAAGTTTAATGATTTGTTAGCGGACAAAATTACTGAAGGTGTTGGAACAATGTACTGTGCCTATTTATTCGCTATTGTAGGAATAATGGGTATGGTTGGTGCTTTTACTAATAATGTAAAACTTGTCTTAATCATTAGTGCTTTTTCTGGATATTTTTTACAGTTAGTATTACTTCCAATAATTATGGTTGGACAAAGAATTCAAACTGAAAAACATCAAGATACCATCAAACATTTAAAGAAATTACATAAACATTTAGGAGTAAAAAAATGAAAGTAAGTTCACAAACTCCAGCTATACAGAATGCAATACGTGGGAATACCTACATTTTAAACATACCTGTATATCAGTCAGACGGTGTTACACCATTTAACTTAACGGGAGGAACAGTTTACTTTACTCTTAATAGTTCATCAACTCCTGCAAGTGATGGTACGGACGCTTCTGCTGCAATTAAAAAACAAGTTAGTTCATTTATTACACCTAGTGGTGGGACATACCCAAGCCAAGCTCAGATTGTACTCGCTAATACCGATACATCTGGTTTAAGCCAAGGTACTTATTATTACGACGTTCAAGTTAAAGATTCGTCAGGTAATATCATTTCGCTACAGGCAAATACTTTTACAGTAATAGATGACATAACAACAAGAGTAAGTTAAGGAGAAAATTATGGATAATCAACCTATCGATGCAACAATTGTCGAAGATGTAGTTTCCGTTGAAATTCTATCTGGACATCCAGAAGGATTTGTCGATGCAAGCGGTGAAACTATTGTCGCTGACAAAGACGAAAATGGTAACGTAATAGGCTGGCACAAAGAACCAGCAGGAGGATCTAACTAATGGCATCAACAGTATCATGGTCTGAATATAACGGAGCAACCCCAACAATTACAGGTTCTAGAACTGAAATGAACCTAAAAAACATAGATGACAGCACAACAGCTTATTCATCTAGCCCAATTACAGCTGGTAACAACAGTTTTACTAAGTACCAATCAGCAGTACACGCAGGCACATACAACACACTATCTTCAGCTTCATACACAATGAGCGTAGCAGGTGGAAGCCTTGGAACAGGTTTAACATTAGTAGGTGGAGTTAAGACTAGTTACACAACTCCAGCAACAACAGCTAGCGGTGACTCAACAGTTACAACTTCAGCTATGACTGCTAACTTTAATTCAAGCTCAACAGGTGTCGGTACTGGTACATCTACTTACACTACAGCTGGTGGTGTATATGTAAACCCATTACGACTTCAACTACAGACAACTACAAGTGCAGCTCCTGGAGATACAACTTCAGAAACTATCACTTACACTTGGACTGAAAGTTAATTAATTGTCCTAACGGACAGGGAAAAGCAATACAATGCCCCACATAGAAGCAGAATATAAGGATGGTTTCGTTCTTAGTGAACTAGAGCAAGACGATAAGTCTATCTACGAAGAAGGGCGAAACACCTTTTATGACATCTTAAACAAGCTACCAGAAGCCGACCATGGCCCTATGGTACGCTTGTCTTTGCATGTTCCAAAACAGAAATTAGACATAGACTGGACATCAGTTCCTGACAACGCTAAACCTATTAGATTTAAGACTTACGCAATAGAACGAAACTTTGCGACAGGTGAAACATCAGACCCTATGCTACAAAAAATAGTATTTGGTTATGAGTATCTAGACCCAGAAACAAAAATGAATGTACAAAAAATACAGGAAATAAAATAAAGAATATAAATGGCAATTACTTTTACACAGTCCTTAATTACTTCACTTAATACCAACTCTGGAACTACTGCTACAGGTAAGTTTACCGCTGCAGCCACTGCTGGTAAATTTGTTGTTGTCGTGATTAAAGTATCTGGTGGTTACGTTGTAAACTCAGTATCAGATGCAAAAAGTAACACTTGGGTTAATCCTGCATATAATTCATCTAGTGGTCCAGATGTTGAAATTTGGTATTCATACATAACTACAGGTATAGCCACGAACGATTTACTTACAGTAACAGCCAGCGGTGGTACCACTCAAATTGTCAACATTATTGCTGCTTCATTTTCGCAGGTTGGACAATTTGCAGGAAGTTATTGGGATTTAACAACAGGTGCTACTTCAGGATTACAAAGTGCTGCTACAACAAAAACTATTGCACTTGGAACTACAACAGCTCCAGACCTTATTATTGCAGCAGTGGGAACTTCTGGAGCAGGTTCTCAAACATTTACATCATCTACTGGAACTGTTTTAGCATCTACGGATACAACTAAACAGACAGCAATGGTTTACCAGATACAGTCAACAAAAGGTGCAGCTAACCCTCAAATTGGTTGGTCAGGATCCGTAGGTTATGTTTTTGGTGGTATTGCATTTTTCCCAGCTGGAACAGTAAACACAGTTACTACTACTTCAACAGCTCGTATTCAAAAATCTATTACTTCTACTGAACCTAGCCAAGCTCGTATACAAAAAACACTTACATCTACTGAACCCAGCAAAGCTCGTATACAAAACACCTTAACTAGTACAGAACCATCTAAAGCCCGTATTACTAACACGCTTACAAATTCTCAACCAAGTAAAGCCAGAATATCTAAAACTCTTACCTCAACACAACCTAGCATTGCAAGAATAAGTAAAACTTTTACAGCAACTCAGACTTCTGTAGCTAACATTACTCCAAGTTCTCGTACAACTACACAGACTTCTAAAGCTCGTATAGCTAAATCTTTTAGTAGTAACCAGACATCTGTAGCACGGATCATAGAACAAGAAACTGTTAATCAGACTTCCAAAGCTAGAATAGTTAAAACATCTAGTACAACTCAATCGTCCGTTTCAAGAGTACAAATAAATCGTACAAGTAACCAACCATCTACAGCACGCATAAGCAAGAGCTTTACGACTATACAAAGTGAAGTAACTCGTATTACTAAAACTCAAACTAGCACTCAGCCATCAGTTTCCAGAATTGCTAAGACCTTTACGTCCACACAGCCATCTGTCGCTCGTATAGTAGAGCAAGAATACACCACACAAACTAGCATATCTCGCATACAGAAGACGATTACAGCCGTTCAGACAGCCGTTTCACGCATAGTTGAACTTCGTACCGCAACGCAACCTAGTAAGGCTAGAATCGCCTCTACGCTTACTACAATACAAACTGCAGTATCTCGGTTACAAAAAACCTTTACTACAACTCAATCTGCCGTTACACGTATAGCTAAAACATTTACTGCTACTCAAAGTGAAATAACACGTATACAAAAAACTTTTACTTCTACACAGCCATCTGTTGCTAATGTGCAGATTGTTCCTACCGTTGCTGCTTCAGGTCAAAGTTCGCTTACAACAGCTGGAACAACTTTAACTGTAACTTACCCAACATATTCAGCTAATCAAACAGTAGTAATTAACATATCTTCTACTCAACCAATAACTGTTCCGACTGGTTGGACGTTAATTGGTTCAAGAGGTAGTTATTTATATGCTATTTACAAAATAATGAATGGATCGGAAGGTTCAACACTTTCTATTACACTTACTACAGCTGGTACTGCACGAACTACTCAATACACAATTAACGCTGGTCCTACACCTTACAAAGTTCTTACTGCTGGAGCGGTATCAGCTAACTTTACAACTTTAGTTATACCACCAGCTATAACATTTAGTGGTTCTAATAACTATTTAGTATTTAATGCTTTAAATATGACCAATGGAACAACTATATCAGTTACTTCTTACCCAAGTAATATGCAGGGTAACCAACTTTCAACTGCATCTAGTAGTACTGTTCCAGGCGTTGCATCATCTAGTGCCACAGTTTTTGGTGTTTCATCATTTACACCTACAGCTTATTCGTTAAGTTTTATTGTTTCTGGTGTTGAAATGACTTATGGGCTTTACTTTGCCTACGAAGCCAGCAACCAACCGTCTAAAGCAAGAATTAAAAATACTCTTACTGCTTTACAAACAGCTATAGCCCGGATTGTAGAACTTCGAACTACTACACAAACATCTAAAGGTGCTATTCAAAACACGCAATCAATTACGCAAACATCAATAGCTAAGGTTGCACCTATTAAAGGAACTGTAATAAACGTTCCAGTTACCCAACAATCACCCATTGCATTACCAGTAACTCAACAAAGTCCAATTGCACTTCCTGTTACCGACTTACGCTATATATCCATACCTGTAACACAGCAAGGCACTATAACGTTGCCAACAACCGTACAAACTTCCGTCACTACCTCTGTTACGCAAAATCCTGTATTGACAATACCTGTAGTTGCGAGTACACCTATTACTATAAGCATTATTGTTTCATTTCCATGAGTAAAGTAAATAAGAAAGGATGTAACTATGGTTACACAACAACAAGCAATTGACTGGCTACATAGTCAAGAAGGTAAACCATTAGATTTTGACGGAGCATATGGCTGTCAATGTGCGGATTACTTTAATTTTTACTTTCAGTTTATTTCTGAAGGTGTAAGTCCATATTCAGTATTTGGTTATTACGAAGGTGCTAAAGATCTTTGGCAAACCAACGATTATTTTGACCTCATACCAGACAGTGACACGCTATTCCCATTACCTGGTGACGTATTTATTTATGGTGCTAGTTGGGGCGGTGGTTATGGACACGTAGACATGTGTATTGTAAGTGACAATAATGGTTCGACATTCTCAGGCCAAAACGAAAATGGAAACCCATACAACACTTGCGTAACTGAAGGTTACCGAACTTGGGGACAACAAAGTGGACTAACAGGGGTAATGCGACCACGATTCAAAGTAGAAGCTCCAGCACCTGCTCCAGAACCAACTCCAGCACCAACTCCAGAGCCTACACCACAGCCTACGCCTGCACCAGAGCCTGTTAAACCGGTTATAACTGTACAGACGACATCAACATCAACTATTAGCTTAAAGCCAGTAGACAAGCCTGTACCGCCTTCAAGCAAAAAACCAGGCTGGGTAAAAAAAGTTTGGAATGCAATACTGTATTTTTTTGATATTAAAGTAAAAACACGATAAGGAGATTTAAATGGTACAGCTTAAAGACATAATTAGTTTTGGTAAACCAAGTGCACCACAAGTTAAACACGATGTTTGGCTAGTAGCAGTGGCTTTTCTTAGTACATTTACGGCAACATGGGACGGCTCGTTTACAAAAACAGCTATTAAAGCTGGAGCAGTCGCAGGTGTATCGGCAGCAATAACAGTTATTAAGAGTATATTCACCACGTTATAGGCATATTATGCAACCATACAAAGTCAGTTGGGAAGGGCAAGACTTAAAAAACTTACTGACTATGACCAACGCTGAACTGAAAGCTAAATACTTTTGGATGAGTTGGGATGTTATCAGAAGAACCAGAAACAAATATAGAACAAAAGCAAGAAAGGTAGTTGAAGTGGAAAACAAACCTGAAAAAAAAACAGCAGAAGTCGATAAATTAGCCGAGTTATTTGAGCGTAGTGGTATTGATCCAAACGATATACTTAAAGTAAACCGAGTTAATTTATATCAAGGGTACATGAAGAACGAAGACAACGAGTTTGAAACTGTTGATCTTATGAGCGTACAATATGTACCTAAATCTACTGAGCTTACGGAAGATATGTTTATCTCACAGGCTAAACCAACTATCATCCGACCAACCAAGAGTACAGCTAAAAAATCTACATCTGAAAAACTTGCTATTGTATTACCAGACATACAAGCTGGCTTCCGAAGATACGAAGATGGTACGCTTGACCCTATCCACGACACAAAAGCGTTAGACATTGCTTTACAGTTAATCAAGGACTGTAAACCAGACCAAGTAGTGCTTAACGGAGATAATCTAGATTTTCCACAATTAGGACGTTTTTCGCAGGAGAATACTTTTGCACAAACTCTTAATCCAACCCTAGATTATGTGCATCAATTTTTAGCTCAAATTCGAGCCAACGCCCCCGACACTAAAATAGTTTATTTGGCAGGCAATCACGAACTTAGGCTTAGTAAATATATCATGCAATACGCAGAACGGCTGTACGGGGTACGACAAGCTGGTACAACTGATAAAGTCCTTACTATTCCATTCTTACTTAACCTTGCAGATATAGAGTGCGAATACAAATCAGGCTACCCAGCAGCACAGTACTGGATTAATGAAAGATTGAAAGCTATTCACGGGAATTTGGTCCGACCCGCAGGCAAAACCGCCGCAGCTATTGTAGGTAAAGAAGAAACATCAACCTTGTTTGGACATATACATCGACACGAATACGCCGCCAGAACGGCTCACAACTTCTCAGGAGCACGATTTGTAATAGCTCAGTCGTTTGGATGCCTAGCACGTGTAGATGGTGCTGTTCCTAGCTACGGCTCAAGCGTGGATGAAATGACTGACAAACCTGTAGAAAACTGGGAAAACTGGCAACAAGGTATCGGAGCTGTTTATTACCAAGACGGAGATAAACCTTTCGATACACAACAAATAACAATACAAACACACAATGGGTATCAAACTCGATTTAACGGTAAATTGTATTTACCAAATGAGGAAAAATAATGGAAGCACGACACTACGATCATCTTGATGACATCCTATCTGAATTTGAAGAACTAGCTACTGAAAAGTATGAAAAGGGTCAATTAGAACATGGTGGTCAATTATGGCAAAAAGAAGGATTAATTGATATGGCTATAGACGAAGCTATTGATCAAGTAATTTATTTACTTACCATAAAACATCAACGTGAACTTCGAAAATATGAGTGAACTTAGTTTTGGATTTGGAGAATCACGAGAGTTCTTGCCAAATTATGCAGGGGTGGCCTGGCAAGAAGCGTGGGAAAACAATAATCCAGATTACGAACAACCGCCTGTATGGGCTGAATGTATAGATGAACTAGGAGAGTTTTGTGAGCAGCTTAATCAAACTAATTGCGTGTTTTATATTAACGATACCAACAGTGACTTTGATTGTATTGTAGTAATGGATCACCGGGATAAAGGTGGTGATTGGTGGTTCTCACGTGAGCAATTAGGTGATGAGGAATTTGAGGATTTATACGATAATATTGGCGATGAAGTTATGGTTGTACACACAAAATATCCACCTCAAACCATAGCTGAATATGTAATGCGAATTATAATGAGAGATATTGATCAATCATAAAGAGGTAATGAATCCGGATCCCAATCGACATCTGAACATTCTCGTATAACAAAACTTCCAACTTGCTGTGCTTTTTCACGAGATTCAGCTTCTCTACGTTGTGCTACTAACGTTTCGACTATTTCATCAATAGTCATGTCTAATATTTCAAATCCTAATTGTTTTTGTTTTTCCATAGCTATATATTATAACATATTTTAACGAATATTGAACTTATTTAATACCCATACCTCTAATAGATAGAGTGGTAGATAGAATATTGAACCAATAATATAAACTACAAACTTCATGTATATACCGGATTTTCTATTGAATATTCTTCTGTAATTATAGGACCATCATAACGATCGCCATTGCTGTCGATTATTCTAATGTCACCATATTCCCATACTTCACAAACGTACGATTCACCTGTTTTGTTACCAGATTTAGGAAGCTTAGGCGTTATAAAAAAGTAATGACCTACGGGGGTGTGGTGTATTACAAATTTCACCTTAGCTTCCCAGAGCCGATAATAAAATATAAGATCATGATTGCCATGTATTTTAGTTTTATCTCTATCAGGATTTAATTCCATTGGCTGTATACCTTCAGTAGTAACACCAAATTCATAATCAGCCGAAAAATACGGCCGTTCTAGCTTTTCAAATACACTTGCTTTAATTAATGCACAACCTAAACCTGCACGGATTGTTCCATTAGGATAAACTTTTACGCAGTTACCAAACCTTCCGATAGGGTAATCACAAATAACTACATCTTCATTTTGTGCCAGCATCTGTTCTAATATATCAGCAGGAAGTTTCTGATCATCTTCGACAAACCAAATATAGTCTACGCCTGCATCTAATGCATTGTTAGTAATAAAATTAGCACTATCAGGAATACCCCGACCGTGAGAAAAAAAGAATTCGATGTCTGTTCTACCCTGAGTGTTACGCAAAATATCTTCCATTGTTCTGGAATAAACGTAACCCCTGCTTGGCAAACACACCCCAATTCGCATAATTATCTTTTCTTGATTATCTTTGGTTTTTTGTAATGTTTACGTCGATATGGATCTAATTTCACATCTTCGTAATACAGTGTAAATTTAATCATCATCCGAAGCCAAAGCTTCATTGATTCCTTTATTTATGCTCCTATTATAGCAGAATCTCCCATTAATTCCTGTCGTATTTTACGCAACTGTCCTTCTTTAACTATAATTTTGGTAATTATTTCATCTAATTTAATAATATCTATTTTAGTACCATCTAATGAAACTTTATAAACTTCTTTGTTATGAGTAAAAGTTAGACTATCTTTCTTCTTAGCAAACGTTACAAATATTTCAAGCTTCGTAGTGTCGGATGTTGGATTTTGATTCATCAATTATGCCTTCTAATTCTTCTATTGTTAATTTATGATATTCCTGAGCCAATGCCACAAGTTTATCTGCTGTACCATCTCCAAACTTTAGATCAAGGGCTTTTGCGTATCGGTATTGTTCACCCTGATTATACGTGTTACAGGCGGCACACTGAGCATTTACGTTTTCATCATCGTATCTGGTTGAGTTATGTCTACGTGATTGAAAGTGCCCAGCGTGCATCTGTTTAATAGGTAATTGTTTGTCGCATGTTATACAAGGAGCGTAGTAAACTCCACCTTTTTTGGTTGCATCTCTGTATCTAATATATTTACTAAAATATAAATCAGCTTTCTTCTTCAGTTGTGCTACTGTCGGTTTTTTCTTCATTATCCCAATCCCTTTGTTGATTACTTGGTGAAAATCTATCTCTTGAGTATGGCAAATCTCCAAACGGCGGTGCAACATAAAGCTGTTGTAGTGAACAATTATCATTTTCCGCTTGGATAATTCTATCTATTTCATGCAGGGCTAGATAAGCTAAATACTGTTCCGATTTATGAAATGCAGCAATCCTACGATTAGCTGTTTCTATTTCCTCTTGCTCACAGGCTTCGGCTATTTCCCTCATGGCTTTCTCGCCCCCACCATGCTCGTTTTTTTGGCTCATTATTCATCTCCTATTGTTCTGTGCCAGTTATTTTCTTCAACTTCGTCTTCTATGAGTTGTTTAATAGCTTCCTTAGCTTCCGTTCCAGCTTTCGTAAAAACACTTCCATTATTATTATTTTTACTATGCACATCTATTTCAGCTTTATTAAAAAAGTTTACAAGTATCTCATCTAGCTTTTCATCTAAGTTCATTTTGTATAGAAAGGTCGTGTTGCAACCTTCTCCATCATTCTTTTGTATTGAGGGCTATTATACCACTCCTTAACTTCTTTAAATTCTTGTTCAATATACTTTTGATCTACAAATAATGGTCCTTTTCTTTTTCTTGGCTTACTAATATAAAGATACTTTTTCATAAGACCCCCCTTATTGATTATGTGATTGTACTTTACCTCGACGTGATTTTAATCCGCCTTTACGCCCTGCTTGACTAGCAAGTTCTCTATCTACTGCAAAACCTTTTGGCACTTTTTTACTTCCACCAATTGCACCAATTTTTGAGTAAAAATCTTCTCCATGTCGTGCTTTAGTTGTTAATTCAGTTAAACTTTTTTTTCTAGTATTTTCCATTATTCTTTGTCCCCCACAATGTAATAATAAGCTACTGATAGCACTCCAAAAAAGAAGCCAGCTATAAAACCTAATAATACATCTCTGTTGCGATCTTCAGCCATTCTACCGCATACTACTGCCCATATCGCACTTATTAGTAATAACAACATAATTACTCTCTTTCTAAAATTTCTAATTCATTAATTGGTATAAGATACAGCTTGACCCCGGAAGGTAACGTCTGAATCTCGTGTTTTTTAATACTTTCTCCTGACATGTAATACTCATCAGGGTAATATCGTGTTCCGTCTTTTTTTGTAGCTGTAATTTCAATCATATTATGCTGACCTACTCTAAATGTAGCTACGCCTATAACTCGTTGTTTCCAACGTGGTTTTTCAATCACTATATGTTGGACTGATGTCGTACGTGCTAATTTCATGTTTGTTCCTTGTCTACCGATTTTTTCAATCTGTTAATTGGCGAAAAATTAGAATGGAATATCTGCTAAGTTGATTGGTTGATCATCATAATATTCATCAGTATTACCCCACTCATCGACAGGTGGTTTTGGCTGTACGGCTTCTCGTTTTGCTTCTTGCTCACGTTTTTCATCTACCCGTGTGCGAATTTGACTAGCGACTTCAATAAATTTATCACGGCCTGTTGGCTGATTTCTAAGAAGTTTTAAAATCTCATCAAGCTTGTCAATAATTGTACCGAACTTGTCTTTCTTGACAACTTTACCCTGATGTCCCCACTTTGGATCATCCCAAGTTTCGACAGTATCGCCTACTTGTACCGGCCCGAACACGTATAAACTTTGTCCTTGATCGGTAAGAATATGGTATTTTTCCCAAGTTTTAGTTTGATTAGTTTTTTTATCAACGTACTGTCCTTCTTTAGCAACTTGTCCGTTGTTTAAAATTTCTGTTACAGTTTCGAACTGCTTTAACATATCTTCCGGCATTATTTTTTACCTTTCTTTCTAATGCTAACTACTTTACCAATACCTGTTGCTGGATCTACATCTACTCTCGATACTTCAAGATAAATAAATAAATCGTTAATTGTGTTATTTATCTCATTCATTTTATCGTCAATATTCCAATACAATTCTGTAATATCATCAACTAAATTATCAAGTTGTTCTTGTTTGCTTGGTTTTCTCTTAAACACTTATATTCTCCTTGTTTCTTGCAAGCCATTCTAAACTGCACGGCTCATTGTTAAAAAAATAATCATTGTACACTTTACCCATCTTTGTACGTTTAGCCATCCAGCCATTGTCGATAAGGTGGCAAGTACAGTCTGGTATCTCTCCATACTCTTTATATGCCCCCCACGACGCATTTAAAGCCCGCCAGAAGCCTTTTACGTCATTTTCCAATACATTGTCCCACTTTGTACTTTGAAAGCGGTAACGGCCGTTATCTTTCTCAAATTCGTAAATCATTGCATCTACCAGCTTTGGGTGATCTTTCTGCAACATCATTAGGTAAGTACCTAGTTGCATACGATGTAGCTGTCCCATTTCTTTTTTAGGGTAACCAAATGCTTTAGAGTTTACTGTTTTGTAATCAATCAGGATATACTTGCCGTCGATCTTTACAACATCGTCATAATGGCCTCTTATCATATACGTTTCGTCCTGAAGTTCTTTTTCTTGTGATACTGATATACCAGTAGCTTGTGTGATACCTTGAACCCAGCCATGTACAGCGTGTCCAATACCGAAGTTTCGTTGTGCTGTTCCGAAGTCATCATTAAGTTCTGGCACTTTTGGTAACTTGAGCCGTCTAAAAACCAACAGTCGTTGGCACATTCCGGCACTACTAGCTGACCAATAATCTCCATAATCTCGCACTTCTTCTGACTTATCTTTAAGGTACTTATTAATATAAGGCATCAAATAGTCTTTTGGCTCGTTAGAATCCATTTATATATTCCTTTACTAATTCTGCATTACGTTCCAGGCAATTGTATACAGTCTGGTGCGATATGCTTAACAGATCTGCAACCTGATATACGCCTAATTGTTTTTTCTTGCTTTCCAGTGGCAGTTCCAACGACATAAGTAATAAAATATACTTGTCCATTGTTTGTTCTTGTCGTAAGTATTCTGCGTACGTCATTTATGCCTCGTATATAATCTCGATATGTTTCACTCGTTTAGGTGTTACGTCCTGTATCAATTCAGGTTTCCGGGGTATCATAACGCTGTTTAATTCTTTCAATCCAGCAATAATATATGCTCGCTTAACTTCTTCAAGATACTCGTTATTCAATAGTTCTAATTCGCTCATACAGGCAATCCTTTCATAGCGTACTTTGCAACATAACTAAGTGCTTGTTGTGCACTTTCAAAATCACCTTGTTCAATTAATAATAAAATTCTATCTTTAGTATCGTTTGATATATCACTTTCCGTGATGAGATCACTAAATTCATCTAATAAATTTTCAAATATAACATCATTTACTGCGTTTGACATTGTTGACTCCTTTGCTAAGTTCTTTAGTTAATTTTTTTAGTTCCTTTTCTACATCTATGCTTGTTATTTCGTGTAGTTGGAATTCTAGCCACTCCACTCTGCTAGCTAGCTTTATCATTGCCCAGCTAGTTGTAGCTAAACAAATAAAAACTAATAAATACACCACTCCACTCATAAAACCCCCGTCATTTATTATTTATTACTTGTAGGGTAAGGCGATACTTATGGCGATCGCCCATTGCCAATCGACCAATTGTTAGTTACAAACTAGCACTCTACTTCTATCTTGTGCTAACGATTGATTAATTTCTGCTTGCGTTACCCTGCACGCTCGGCATTACGTCTATTGTATATGCTAACTATTTTATTGTCAATACAATTTTACTATAAGCGTTTATTATAATAAATATGTTTGACGTGTTTTCTAATTGTTATTATAATGCAAGGCACGTAAGATCCGCACCAACTTAAAACAGATATGCGTCAATAATCTGTAAGCCTAGACCGAGAACTCAACGACGAGCGACGGATTAGCAAGCAGGCAAGTAAACACTGAGGGTAGTCGTTTACCCTGTTTGCTTATGCCTCGAACCTTTATAATTTTTCTTTGTCTTATTATTACCAACACCAACCTCTAATCTAACTCAAAACTCTGGATTAACTGTGTTATAATAATATTATAATATTTACTGTTATTGATTAGTTATACAGATATTGATATAATGCACACCAAATGGCAACGCTTAAACAAAAGAGAGCTTTAGAGGCTCTCAAAGATCCAAAAGTTAAGACTTATAAACAAGCTGGACTTATTGCTGGTTATTCCGAAACATCTGTTAAATCATCAATGACACGCCTTAAAAAAAAGATGGAAAAATACGGAGAAACAGGATTAGATGTTCTCGACAACATTGCCAGGACAGGTAGCAACGAAATAGCCAGAGTTCAAGCCGGTAAAACTCTTATCGAAACAGCATACGGCAAGCCCAAAAATAATGATAAGGACAGCTCGCAGTCTGCCCCTATCAATATTATTTTTAACCGAGTGAAACCTGATAAACCGGTTATTGATCTTTAACTATCAAATAGTTCCGGGTAGTCCTCAATCTCATACAATATACCCTCTGTGTCGTAGTCCATTATTTTACTTTTTTTAGTTCTACTTTATAATTGTCTACTTTATCGATCCGGTTAATCCTCCATTCGCATTTTGTCATTACCTCCAGCCTGTCGTCCTTGTCCATATCCATTTCATATTTGAATAAATTATCGATTCGCTTTATTGCCTCCGTAGTGCCGACAAATTCGCTTTTTGATGTAAACACTTCCCAATACGGCTCGCCCTCATAAGTCAAAACCAATAAATGCATATACATTTTAAATCCTTTCGTACTTTAGTTTATGTTTGCCGAGCACGTTCCCGGCTTTAGCACTAGCTTTAATCAGTCGCCTTCCTGCTGTACTCTCGATCCGTAGCTTTGCCCAATCGCATAAGATTAAACCGGCAATCAAGCCAAAAATAAAATCCCACATTTTATTGTTCCTTTATAAACACGTAACGACGTGTCATTATATTTTTAAAATGATGTTGTCCATCATATGTACCCATATACATATAGTTTTTTATCCAATCGCCGTGTTCTGCTATGGCGTATTCAAAAATCGTGTTTACTTTTTCTTGTGTCATACTACATATTCTCCATTTTAAGTTCGTCGCTGTCGTCGTATTCAGCCTCGTATACTTCGAGAATATCCAAATCAGCGTTTGTTATATCGTAACCATGTTCCTTAAAAACTTCCTCAGCTAAGTTTAATGCCTCCATATCGCTATGAGCAGAAACCATTGTTTCATCACGTACTGTTATTGTTATTTTATAATCTAACATCTATATGCCCTCCTGTAATGTCCGTACCCCAATATAGAGTACGGCAATTATTGTTAATAATAGTTCCCAATTGTTTCTGATAAATTTCATATTTAAACCTCATTAATTAATTGTAATAGTTCGTTTGCTTTGTTGATGATATTCATGTTTGCCATATCGTCCGTATCGGCTAGCTTTACTAGCAAGTCGTAAAATCTGATATTTTCTTTTTGTGTCATTATGCTAATACCCCCCCTTTTTTAATATTTTTCATAGGCTCAAAAACTGTAACACCATAAATGTAAGTGCCGTTATATTCATTGTAGCCGACCGATAGTATGCCCAAATCATTATTTAATTGTTTTAACCACGCCTCAAACATATCGTTTATCTGATTGTATTTATAATCGTATGATATTGTAACGCTATCCTTAAAACGTAAACTCGTGATTTTTATTCTACTACCCTTTGTATGAGTAGCACTTAAATATTTAACTTCTATTAGATGTACTTTTGTTGTCATAATTTACCTATTCTGAGCAGTTATAAGCTTGCTCAGGCTATTAGTTAATTTATATTTCCCACTCTGTCCAATAACAGTCCCCATCATCATCATAATGCTCGAGCCAGGTTGTATCTGTAGCCTGTAAAGACTTATTTAAGCACGCCTCCGAGCAATAGTAGTTATCGCAACAGTACCAACCTGTTTGAAGTTTATTTTTTGTATCAATATCAAGCGTATTATTACAAGTGCTACAAACTCTATATTCAATTTCTGTAAGCATTTTTAGTACTCCACTTCTAAATTATCAATGTTGAACGTTTCGTAACAGTTATCACACCTAAGATTTTCAAAGCCCTCTGTTTCATATTCGTTAAGATAGATAGCTAGTTTTCCGTCTACAAATTCGCATTTGTATTCAAATTGCTCATCAACAATTAAATGCTGATTGTCGCAACAAGTTAGAGTTTTAGTAGTAGTTTCCATTTGTTGTGCCTTTCGTTATGTTTACACTATTATAATATCAAATCAAATTGATATATGCAAGTAGTTTATCAAAGAAAATTTACAAGTTATGCACAGTTTACGATTGACAAAAAATGCAGTCGTATTGTCCGGGCTGATTGTTCGAACTAGTGAGCACAGTTAGTACAATGTTTCTTCTATACAGTAATACACTAAATAGTTAGATATACAGTATACTTGTTATACAGTGAGCATTAATATCAAGCTAAACTCAATCAATCGTACCTCAACCAATCGTACTACTATTACTTACTGCTACCTCTGTTTTATTAGTCATAGTTACTTCACAATGTATAGTTACTACCCCTGAAAATCGCTTCAATCGGACATTCTCATATATGCTTTACTCGCTTACAGCTCAAACAATTAGACCTTCTTTTATTGCTTGCTCATACGTGGGGTGGTTCTCTCATATAATTCCTTATATATTGCGACTATTTATACATACAGAAATAGAAAAATAAAAACACAAAAAAAATAACGTACAGAGGGGGTTCCCTGTGGGGGCTCTCTAGGTAAATGAATTATTAGTAATTGAGATAAATACAATTGTATAGAAACACACAACTAGTTAAGTAATTAAGACCCCCAAAAATATTTTTTATATTCGTGTAAGGCCCCAAATGTGTTATAATGTAGAAAAGAAAAAAAACAGGAGATAAAAGTGGCAACAGTAACAGTAACACCAGCAGAGATCATTACAGACACCCCCTCGGCTAATGCTCAAATAGAAGTAGGAACTAGTGGAGTTTATGAAGCTACTAGCTTAACAATAGGTAACTATAGATTTATAGGTACAGCAACCACTACAACTCTTGTTACAGGTCCTGGTGTTCTTATAGCAGTTGTTGTTGGTAAAGCAACTACTGGAACAGTTACGGTGTATGACAACACTGCAGGATCCGGTACAGTCATTACTCAATTTGGTACTGGTACGGGAACGTTTGGTTTCCAGATAGGTGCACGCTACTCCAACGGACTTACAGTAGTTACAACTGCTGCTGACAACATTACTCTTATCTACGTCTAGACATACTCAAAACCATATAGTATAATGTATACTATAAAATAAATTTTTAATTTATGGGTAGGGTATGCCACAAGTAACGGTTTACGTTAGAAAGAAAGATTTAAAGATCTGGAAAGACTTGAAAGATAAGTCTGAGTGGTTAAGTAAGCATCTCAATGCAATACTCGATGAACAATTAGAGAACGGGGAATCTAATGAACAAAAAGAAACTGATACAGCTGACGTTGTTTTAATTCAACACGTTGATGAACGTCCACCAAAAATTAATCAATTAGATTTAAATACTTTACTTGCGTCGCGTAAAATTAAAGTTTGTAAACACAATTACTCTGTTGGGCTTTGTAAATTTGGCTGTAAGCGATGATTACAATTGCTGTCTGTACCATATCTACAAGAGCAAGTTTATTATCTCGATTATTATTTTCTCTAAACGATCAACTAGAACCCTACAAAGATAAAGTAGAAGTTGTCATAGCAGAGGGGTGGGGTAAACAAAGCGATAAGTTTAATTCTATTGTAGCTGATGCACCAAAAGGTTTTATAGCTCTTATTGATGATGATGATTACTTATCACCTAATTATGTTGAGCAAGTAGTTAAAGCAGCGTACTCAAAAGATAAACTTAGAGATGGAATAGATTACATTGGCTACCAAATTTTAATGACGTATGACGGCAAGTTTCATGAGATTACATCAGACAAAGAAGCTAGTGGTGATTATTATTCAATCAAGTGTTTGTTTAACACTGATATAATGAAACAACTCAAACTCGAACCAAACATAAGTGACGATGTTACATTAGCTCACAAGGCTGGAGCAATGAGTAAAGGCTATTATTTTATTGACGACATTCTTTACTATTATGATTTTTGGGTAAACAATAGTGTGTTTAGAAATCCTGTATATGCAAAGCAAAGAGATATTGGTGTGTATCCATTTGACAAAAGTAATTTTACTTGGAGAAACTATGAGCATTGAAGATGATCTAGCAGAAATATTTAAAGACAAAAAAGAAAATGAATTAGAAAAACATTTTCTTAAACCATACATGGGATGGCAATGTCCACTTTGTTTTGAAGTTTACAATCCGTTAGTACTGAACTGCATTAAGAATCATGTAATTAAACGAAAGAGATTAGATGGCCGATATAACTATCCCATATAAATACGAAGCCCGGGAATACCAAAAAGAATTCTGGTTAGCTGTACAAGACGAGCCAGCAAGCCGAGCTATTATTGTTTGGCCACGTCGTCATGGTAAAGACAAGACTATGATTAATGCGTTGCTTATTCAAATGCTTAAACGTGTTGCCAATTACTATTACGTGTTTCCAGAGTTTAACCAAGGGCGTAAAGCGTTGTGGGACAACCTTGACTCCAACGGCTTTAAAACAATGGACCATATTCCACAAGAACTTAGAAAGCGTACCGATCAACAGCAAATGCTTATAGAACTTTATAATGGTTCAATCTTCCAAATCATAGGTGCGTCAGACATTAACCGTATTGTTGGAACAAACCCAGCTGGGATAGTCTTTAGTGAGTATTCACTTATGAGTCCAAACATTATTGGATTCTTGCTACCGATTGTAGTTGAAAACAAAGGATTTATGTGGTTTAACTTTACTCCTCGTGGAGATAACCACGCACGTACACTTTACCAACAAGGCATGAAAAACGGTTGGTTTGTATCATATCTCACGGCAAAAGATGCAGGACAGTTTAGCGATCAAGAGTTAGATGAAATAAAAAAGGAATATAAAGGATTATATGGTGATGAAAGACTATTCAATCAAGAGTTTATGTGTTCGTTTGATGAGCCGATTCAAGGTTCTTATTACGGTGATCTCATTGCACTTGCCGAAGAAACGGATAGGATTGGAGAGGTACCTTATCGTCAGGAACACCCTGTTCATACTTATTGGGATCTTGGTGTTGGTGACGCTACTGGAATTTGGTTTGCTCAGTTTATTAATGATAAGGTTAATCTCATAGACTATTACGAAGGCAATGGTAAAGGACTTGACCACTACATTAAAGTTCTACAAAACAAACCATACGTGTACGGCGAACACTTTGCACCACACGACATCAAGGTACGAGAGTT